TTGGTTTTAACGATTTTAACTTAAATTTACAATTTTTTGCAGTATTTTCTCCTATCAATATATTTACGCCTGCTTCTTTAGTAGATGATTCAAGTCTAGCTGCTGTGTTTACAGCATCGCCAATAGCAGAGTAATCAAATCTTGTATCACTACCCATATTGCCTATAACTGCTTCCCCTGTATTGATACCTATGCCAATTTTTAACGGCATACCAGACACTTGCATTGTTTTTTGTATTTGTATTGCAGTTTGTATAGCAGCGTTTTCGTGATTGTCTTGATCTATAGGTGCGTTAAAAATAGCCATCATAGCATCGCCAATATATTTATCTACCATGCCACCATGCTCTTTTACTGCGTTTGATTGTATTGTTAATGATTCATTCATTAATTTAGTAACCTGCTCAGGCGTAAGCTGTTCTGATAAAGAAGTAAATCCTCGCACATCTGTAAATAAAAATGTTGCGTAACGCTTTTCGCCACCAAGTTTAAGTAAATCTGGATTGTCTTGTAATCTTTTAACTTGCTGCGGGTCAAGATAATGTTCAAATTGTTTTTTTATTTGTTGTCGCAATTTATATTGTTTTTGGTAGTTCAAATAAAAGGCTGTTGTAGATGTAAGTATTTCTGATATAAAAGTCCATGAAAAATCTAATAAAACACCTTTTTGAACGCTAAAAACTCCTAAGAAGCCTGTAGTGGCCAAGATAATTACAGATATACCTAAACCCTTAACCACATTGAAATAATTGATTGTGAGCCATATCAGAGACACAAAAATCGCTAAAATTAAAATTTCGGCTACTTTTGACCAATCAGGTATGTGTGGAGAGTTTTGTATTAATATTGATTCGGATAATGCCGCTTGTATCTTGTGTGGTTCTAGTAAACCAGTCGGTGTGGCTACTTGTGGCATGATGCCTGGTGCAGTAACACCAATAAAAACAAATTTATCTTTTACATTCATTTCTTGTAATGTTGTTTGTGGTGTATCAACCCAACTAATCCACTTACGCCCTGAACTATCAGTTTTAACAGGTGGCAAACCTTTTACCATAATTTCTTGTATGCCAAGAGCATTCGTTGTAATTATATAAGTTTGTGCGCCAACCAAAGTTTTTAAAACCTCTGTACCAAATGAACTTACATAACCATTTGGCGTTCTATATAACAAGGGTATTCTTCTGACTAGATTATCAATATCGGTGGGCGCAGCAGATATACCTTGCTGGATAGTTTTATGTCTAAGGTCGTTGGTATTTTGTACCACGCCCTTTGATAGCATACCACCAACATCAGGACCTTTGATGACTGTACCAACAGTTTTTGGGTATATTTCATTTGGGTATTCAAATGAAGCCAAAATAGATGTACCATAACGAAGAGACTCTGCAAAATATTTATCTCCACCAAATCTGTCAGGATGCGGAAAACTAACAACCCAACCAACACCTAATGCGCCTGCATCTATAATCTCTTTATGTATATCTCCAAGCCTTTGTCTAGGTATTGGCCAACCACCCTCTGCATTTATATCATCTTCTGTAATATTTAAAATAGTAAAATAACCAGATGGATCTTGTTTAGGCACAAGATAGTCAAAAGTTTTCAGTTTTAATATTTCAGTTGGTGTGCTTTCAAACAACAAAGGCAGAGATAATAATATAAGTATTGGTAATAATAGTTTATTCATGTTATTTATTAACTGCTTTGTGTAATTTTTATTGTACTACCTGTACCGCCGTTTATTTTAACAACTCTTGACACGCCATCTTGTATAAAAATTACAGTATAACTACCAGATGTATCTACATCTACTCTTGCTGTATCACTAACACTTCGCATAAGTGTTAATGTTTGTCCTGTAACATAAGATGTTATTTGTGTGTTTAAGTCTTGTCCTATTTGCGTACCAACTATATTAATACTTGTAGCATCTTGCCCTAACTGATCTTCTTCTTTTATTTCTTCAAGCGCATCTAACACATCTAATAAATCTTCTAAAAAATTAACATCTAAATAATTTATATCTAATTCAGTAAATTCTAGTTCTTTTTCTGCATCTAAAAAATCTTCATCAAGATAATCAATATCTAAATCGTTAAAATCTAAAATGCTTTTGTTTTGCGTTTGTGTTGTTTCTTCTACAATCGTTTCTTCTTTTGGCGGATTTACAATGAGCATATTATCTATAAGCTCTAAAGTTAAATCTAAAATGACTGGCTTTGTAGGAGATTTTTCGTAAACATCTACGGTAGTTGCTTCATAGGGTTTATTAAGAGTTACAGTTCCCATAGCTGTTGTGACTAATATTTCCCCACTTGCTAAACCATTGATATTAGGTAGTAATATTAATAAACTTCTGCCAGTCTCATCTACTGTAACAGTAAAATCTGTACCACGAATTGCTATGTTAGCCGTAGGTGTTTTGAGATCTATGTTTTGTTTGTCTATTTTATTTAGATTGCCTGTGATAAACCTAGCAGTACCAAGTCCAAATGTAATAGCCATTTTCGATTTACTTGGGTTGGGATCAAAGATGTATTCATCTATGGTTAGTTGTGAGTGTTCTGTGAGCTTGACCTGTGAATCATCTAAAAAGGTTATAGCCATACGGCCATTAGTAGTTATAGCTTCATCGTTTTGTTGTATGTCAAACTCTAACTCTGCGTTATAAGGCTTGTCTCTTACAACTCTAGCAGAGCCAAATAATTCAGAAATATTACCTACATCAACAGCTTGTGCTTGTACCCTGGTCGTTTTGAACAACGCACACAGTACCACTATTCCCAATAGAAATAATTTTAAGCCAGTCGGATGCAAGCGTTGATGATTGTGTAATGTTGAATGTTCTGCTGTTTCCTGTTTGGTCAAGATAGAAATACCCTCCTGCTTTACCTGAACCTGTAAAATTGACTGTATTGCTATCGCCATCGACATCTACATAGTTAGTAGCACCATCATAGTTTATATCAAAATCTAAAGTGTTGCTGTCGCCGTTTATAATCCAGTCTAAATCTAGTGTGCCAGCTAAAGCTGTTGTGCCTGTATCTAAAGTAAATGTATTTGATCCACCTGTTACATCTACATTGTAATCTGAGCTATCAATACCATAAGTGTTTGTGGGGTCTGCTTGGATTGTAAAGGTATTACTATCGCCATCAAACTCAAAAAAGCCTGTTACAGAATCGCCGTAGATGTCTCCTAAAAATTTGTTTGTATTACCTATTTGGTTAATATCTAGTGTTAGATTTAAACCATCTAAATCAAAAGCTGTAAGTGTGCCTGCAACACTATTTAAACCTCCAATAATGTTAGATGATCCTAACTGTTCTAAGTCTATATTTGCTGTAGCACCTGACTGCTCAACATATATTTCATTGTCAGCAGCAAAAAGTGTCATACAAAGTGTCATACCTACTATGCTAATTAATTTTTTCATCAATACTCCAATATCCTTTAATTGTACCCTCTTTTATTGTTTGTAAAACAGCAGTTTCTATTGCTGTTTGCAGCGCTATATTGATTGACTCGTTTCTGACTAGACCGTTTTCTATTTCAACAAGTTCGGTATTATCAGTAATAAAACGAAATATATCTTGATCTATTGATGCGCTTAATATTGTTTTTGTTACTAAAACTTCTAGTAAAACTTTACCTGTACTAACAGATACAGTTCGTAAAGAAATGGTTACTGTGTCTTGTTTGTATTGCCTTGACATTCCAATACCTAAGTATCTTGCGCCAGCGCCTCCACTTCTTACATTACTTTCATATGATACCACGCCACCTTGCATTAACAAACCTGCAAACATTAATGGCTGTAATTTTGTATCTTCTTTAAATTCTTGGCGTGTGCTACGAATAATTTGTCTTTCTTTTGTTACATTGTCTAAGCCAACACGCTCAACCACATCAAAAAAGCCATTATGATTTCTGCCTGCGTGTTTTAGTGCTCTTATCAAATAAGCATCAGGAGCTTGTGTTACAGCAGAAGAAAAAGTTGCATAAGAACTATTACTTCTTCTTTGTCCTGTTTGGTCTGCAAAAGAGTTGGCATATATAGCAACAACAGGCTTTTGCTCTTGACTTAGTTTTATATCTGCTAACTCAGGTACAAGCAAAGCACCTATTTCTGGTTGTTCTATTTTTTTATATGGTGGTAAGTTGTTTTCTAATGGATCAATAAGTATGGCGCAGCTAGAAAGTAAAATTACCAATAGGGAGAGATATTGTAGTTGTGCCATCTGAGTTTGTTATTGTTAGTGTGATTATTCCGTTTACTACTTCATATTTTATAGTGTTGCCCTCTAATGTTAAAGTTCCCTCTGTGCTAGGGTTTTCTCCAAACAAATTTTCTACAAGCTGTCTTGATAGTTGTGCATAAATTCTTGATTCTAAATTTCTAATAAATCTTGCAAGAGTAGTGTTTTCTTTATCTCTTTCTATCTCATCTTGTAATGCTTTTATTTCAGCTTTTAATGTCATCTTACGAGTATATTGCTGATTTTCAATAGTGAGATAATGAGCAGATGTGCCTACGCCAGAAAATGATGGAGACTTAAACTTATGGACCATTTCATCTGACCATAAAGGGTTAGTTAAAATTGCAAGCAAGAAAAATATCATAAATCCTGCTGTAATTCTATATCTTAACAGTCTAGCTTCATCAATCTTTTCTTTGGTCATCTCTGTCTGCCTTTGCTATTTTTTCTATATCTATCAGGTTTGGAACACCAAGTAATGTTTTAAGTAAAACATCCTGTCTTATGCTTTGGTTGTCCATAGCTCTTACTCTATCTATAAGACTTACAATAATACCATGCTGACTATCAAGTTTTGTTGCAACTCTTTCTTCCATAGTATCTAAGGATGTTTGTACTTTTTCTTCAAGTGTGTCTAATTTTGTAATCATGCCATCAATAATCCTATTGATGAGCTTCCAAACAAATACACCAAGACCAAGAGCAGCAGCTATAGGAAAGCCAACCTCAGTAATTAAAGCTACTGCGCTATCCATGTTTATTTATGTTTTTTTATTACTGGAAAATCTGCTGTCAATGAAGCGCCTTTGTGTTTTACAAACTTACCTGTATGCTTCATAAGTTTATAAGTCTTACCATCTTTCATAAAATGATAACCTTTAGGTGCTTTAACTTTCATTTCTTTTTCTTTTTAAGTTTTTTAAAATCAGCAGCAGTTATTTTTTTTCTAGGTTTAGCAACCGCAGCTAATTTTTTTTGTTTTGCTGAATATTTTTTGTATGGCATGATTATTTACCTTTTTTCTTTTTGCCTTTTTTCTTTTTAGGCTTCATTGGTTTACCGTATCCGTATCCTGGCATAATAACTCCTTATTATTTTTTCTTATTTTTTTTTGGTCGCAATAAATCTGCATCTGCTTTTCTTGCGCCACCTTTTCCTGTTGCAAAACTGCGAACACGCCCTGCGGCCCAACCCGCAGCAGACACGCCTGGTCTTGATCCTGAACTGTAATATGCACCAAGGCCTCGCTTGTAAACTTTTCTTAAAGTTGATTTAGAAATACCGCTTGATTTGTGGTACTTGTCAATTACTTCTTCTTTACTTGCCACTTTTAGCCCTCATTTTTGAAATTTTATTCATCATAGCACGTGTCAATTTACCCGCTTTATAAAGTTTAGCTGTTCGTTTAATTTCTGCTTCGCGCTTTTTTTTATTCTTTGCGCCTGAAACATATTTTTTAGGTACACCACCTTTTGTTTTTGCTACTTTTCTAAACTTTCTTACCATTTTTTGCAACTCCAATATCTTGCAGTTAATTTACTAGGCGGATTGCTGTCGCATTTATGCCTAGCTCTAAATGATTTTCTTCTAGCTGGTTGGCTTTTCTTAATTTTCATATTTGGATCGCCAAACCTAACTAACTTTACTTGGTCTTTTACTTTAGCTAACACAGCAAACTTTTTTGATTTACCTGGTGTTCGTTTTGGTTTGTTATAACCGCTAAATCTTTCGCCTCTGTAAGTAATCATCCAATTTTAGAGACTAAGTAGTTCCATATATTTTTGAGCCAATTCCATATAGTCAAACATACTGACTTAATGCAATCCCAAATTTTAATTATATATTTGTTCATTAGTGTATTGTCCTTTCTTCAAAAAATATTATTTCAGAGTTTTCGTTAATCTCGCCATTAGACATTACTGACATGATTTGTAGAGCGTGTTCTTTGTTTTTTGCTCTTATGTCTTTACCCAAATAAACTAAATCGCCCTCTAGCACCTCTATATCAAATATTTTGTTGTGGCACATTGTTTGTAAATAATCCCTGAGCTTGATTTTTTGCATTTTGTCTAATAGTTTCTCTGTCTCGCTCCATAATAGCATTTATTTCAGCAATATTTAATTGTGCGCCATATTTAGCTTGTAACTCTAATGCTTTAATGCGTATTTGTGCCTCTTCAATGTCTCTTTGTCTATCATCATCCATAATGATTTTCATTCTGTCTGTTTCTGCATCAATAATAGCTTTTTGTGCTAAGTTTTGTGCTTTCAT